TGGGCTGACCGCGGCATCCACCATTGATCAGCATTGTCATCCCGACACTCACCAGCCGCATCCAGGCCGGCTGGCTTGCCCGCTGCACCAACGCGTACACGCAGACGCTGGGGCGGGTCCCACACGAGTTCATCGTGGTCGCAGACAGATCCGCGTGCGGCATCGCATGGAACGAAGGGATCGCGCGGGCAAAGGGAAACTACATTCACCTTACAGCCGACGACATCGAACCCCTGCACGGGTGGCATCTCCCGGGGATGGTCAGCGCCGACCGCGGCGAACTAGCCGCCGCCCGGATCCTCAACACCGACGGCACCCTCCAATCCTGCGGCACCGATCACCTCGAGCACGACGAAGGCGAGGAAGCGTTCGTCGCCAGGATCCCGTTCGCCACTAGAGAACAGTTCCAGTTGATCGGCCCGATGATGAACGAGCAGTACATGGGCGACTACTGGTTCAGCCACCGCGGCCGACAGGTCGGGTTGAAAAGCGTGGTGCGCCGCCGATACTGCTTCGTTCACCATTACGCGCAGGAAGGAAGGATCGACACGTTGGCAGCAGACGTACGCGCCTACAAGAAACTGGGGGGACAGTGAGGATCCTGGTCACCGGACACAAAGGCTTCATCGGCAGCCACCTCGCCGCCGAGCTCCGCAACAACAACCACGACGTGCACGGCATCGACCAGATCCTCAGCCCCGCCGACAACCTGTTGATCCCCGGTGTGGCCGACCGGGCTGTGCGCCAAGCAGACGCAGAAATAGTCGTCCATCTGGCGGCACGCGTCGGGCGGCTGTTCGGAGAAGACCACCCGGCAGACACGATCGCGGACAACGCCGGCATGACCGCGCTCGTCGCGAAAGCCGCCGCCGCCCACGGCGCCCGGTTTGTGTACGCGTCCACCAGCGAGGTGTACGGAGACCAAGGCAACCAAACCTGCCACGAATACGACGGGCCGTTCGAGCTCCCGCACAACATTTACGGCCTGTCGAAACGATGGGGCGAAGACGTTGCCTGCCTATACGCCCCCGACGGGCTGGTGGTGCTGCGGTTCTCGATGCCTTACGGCCCCGGGCTGCCCGCGGGCAGAGGACGCGCAGCGATCATCAACATGCTGTGGCAAGCGCTCCACCGGCGCCCGATCCCGGTTCACGCCGGCGCCGAACGGTCCTGGTGTTTCATCGAGGACACCGTTCGTGCCGCCCGGTTGGCGATCGAACACGGAGACGGCGCTTACAACGTCGGGCGCGACGACGACCCCGTCACCATGCACAGCGTGGCAAGGCTCGCTTGCGCGTTGACAGGCGCAGCCGACGACCTCGACCTGATCCAGCTCACCGAAGCACCGGCGAACCAGACGGTGGTGAAGCGGTTGTCAACCGAACGGATCCGCACCCTTGGTTGGCACCCGGAAGTGGAGCTACCCGAGGGAATGGAGAAAACGCTGGAATGGGTACGTCTGTTGGACGAGGACGGGATGCCAACCCCGCAAGCGATGGAACTGGTGTGAAGGGAGAAAGGCGATGGCACGGAAACGCAACACCCCCGCGAAGAAGAGCACGAAAGCGGAGGCCACCCTCGAGTTCGAGGATGGCTACTGGTGGATCAAGGACGGCCGCAAGAAAATCAACGCGGGCCGGTCTGAGCGGTACGCACAGTCGATGCTTGCCGAACACAACGAAGACAAGTGACGGTCACGCTTGTTGTTGTCGCGCTCGCCGCTTGGCGCACCTGGTACCTGATCGGCCAAGACGACGGCCCCTTCAACATCCTCGACCGCGCCCGCCGTTACATAACGGGCCTGCCGCGCGACTGGAAAGAACGCGACCAGATCCCCGACAGCTATCGGGAAGGCATGAAGGACTTCCTCGAATGCCCCTTCTGCCTGGGGTTCTGGATCGCACTCGCGTGGGCGGGCCTGTACGCCCTGGACGACGAGTGGGCGTTCTGGGTCGGGCTGCCGTTCGCCGTCAACGCCGTGACCGTGGCGGTCAACCACTGGCTGACCGCTGACGAGTAGCATCCGTCCGATTGTGCTATCCGCTCAACTGACTACACTCTCCGGCATCTTCGAGAGGAGGAAGTTCACCGTGTGCGGATGCAAGAAGAAGCAGCGCGAGCCGAAGCCGAAGTAGACCGTGCCGCTCCCGTCTAGGCAACAGAAGCCTCGGGCGCGGGCACTCACCGCCTCAGCAACGAAGCTCACCGCAAGGGACTCCGCCTACGCGAAGCGGCTGTCGCAGCCGTGGCAACTACGGTCCCTCGGCTACTACGACACGATCGGTGAGATCAACTTCACGTCGAAGTTCCTCGCCCGCCAAATCTCCCGTGTCCGGTTCTTTCCCGCGCGCCGCCTTCCGGACGGCACCACGGAACCGATCACCGAGGGTTCCCCCGTCGAGGTTCTGAACCAGATACAGGACCCCGGCGGAGGACAAACACAACTTCTGTACGACTACGGCCGGCTGATGTTCGTAACCGGCGAAGGCGTGCTGTTCGCCTACGACCAGGGGCGACGGTGGCGGTTCCTGTGGAAAGACGAGGTGCGCAAGGAACCGGACGGCACCTGGGTGCGTCTCAACGCGGAGAGCCAGCCGACAGGCGATGTCGGTTCCGCCTACCGGATCTGGGCTCCGCACCCGCGGTACTCCGACTGGGCGGACGGTCCGATGCGAGCCGTGCAGGACATCTGCGAAGAGCTGCTGCTGCTCACGATGGCTGTCCGGTCGACGGCGCTGACACGGATGACGAACGGGATCCTGTGGATCCCACAGGAAATGGATTTCGGTCCGCTCACCACCGGCATGGACGAGGACCCGGAACAAAGCCCGTTCATGTCCGACTACATGGAGCACACCCAGAACCAAATCGATGACCCCGGCTCTGCGGCTGCGCGCGTCCCGTTCGCCGCTGTTGTTCCCGGCGACTGGATCAACGCCGCGACATGGATGAAAACCCATGACCCCGCAACGGACTACATGGAACGCGACCTTCGCGAGGAAGCCATCAAACGCTTGGCGCTCTCCCTCGACATGAGCCCCGAAGACCTGTTGGGCTACACGGACGCGAACCACTGGACCGGACGACAGGTCCAGCTCGACCGGTGGCGCATGTTCGGCTACAACAAAGCCGAGCTCTGGGCGTCCTCCGTCAGCGACGCGTATTTGCGTCCCACGCTCGAGCAGGAACGCTACTCCGGCTGGGAGGACGTGGTCATCGGTTTCGACGACAGCCAAGTCGTGATCTCACCAGACAGGACCGAGGACGCGCTGAAAGCGCACAACCAGGGGCTGATCAACGGGAAGGCCGCACGCGAAGCCCTTGGGTGGCGCGAGGTCGACCAGCTCGAAGGCGAAGAGAAAGACGAGTGGTTCGCGCTGAAACTCAGGGAACCGGCGTTGCTGGGCGACGAGTTCATGCCACCCGCGAGAGGACCGATGCCGAATGGAAACGGACAGAACGGAAACGCCGCCGACGGGCCACCCGCCCCCGGAACCAACAGCGGAGTCTCGCGGCAGGAAAACGTCAGGGCTTCCGCCCGGATTCTGGGTGCCGCCGAACTCGCTCTCCACCGGTGCCGCGAGCTCGCCGGGGTCAGGGTCCGACAAAAGTGCCCTGATTGTGCCGACGGTCAGCCTCTCTCGATCGTCGCTGCTGCGATCGGGGAAGCAGTCACCGAGGACCCGTTGAAGCTGGTGAAGGGCGCCACCGACGGGTTCCGTGACCTGCTGACCGAGCAGGGGATGGATGCGTTGCAGGCGTCCGCGTTGTGTCAGCAGCTCGAGGTGTTCGCTGCCCGCACGCTGTTCGAGCCGCGCTGCCCGGAACTGCCGTCCGGGTTTGTGGCTGCGGTGAACAAGGCGCGGGAGGTGAGCCTTGCCGTGGCACATTGAGCAGCGCGACGGGAAGCACTGCGTGATCAAGGACTCGGATGGGTTCAACCAGGGCTGCCACGACTCGCGCGCCGACGCCGTGAAACAACTGCGCGCTCTGTACGCGAAGGAGGACACCATGACCGCAGCAATCGCTCCGCTCCGTCCGGCGCGGGACTGGTTCTTCCGCGCCGAAGCCGACGGCCCCACCCCACCCACGTTCACAGCCGCCGGCGAAGCGTACGGCCACCTGGCGCTGTGGGAAACCTGCCACGCCGGTTTCCTGTCGGGAGAGTTCGGGGAGTGCGTGAAAGCACCCAGGTCCCCGTCGAACTACCAGTTCTTCCACCTCGGTGCCGTCGAAACCTCCGAAGGCGAAATGGTGGCCGTCGGGAAACTCACGTACGGCACCGGCCACGCCCCACTCGGGGTTGGTTTGCAGGCAGCGTCGGCGCACTACGACGACACCGGTTCCGTCGGCGCGTTCGTGCGCGCCACAGACGGCAAGTACGGCGTCTGGTTCTCCGGCGCCGTCAAGTCCGACCTGTCACCCGAAGGGCTGCGTGACATGCGCGCGAACCCGCAGTCGGGTGACTGGCGATCGTTCAACGGCCAACTCGAGCTGGTCGCGAGCCTCGCGGTGGTGGTGCCGGGGTTCCCGATCCCACGTTCGCAGCTTGCGCTCGCCGCGTCCGGGGTGGCGTCCCTGATCCTGCCGGGATGGACGCAGGAGGATCTGGTCGAACCCCGGTCGAAGGAATATCTGCGGCGCCGCGAGTCGCTTTCGTCCGCCGTTCGCGGTTGACCGTCCGGGTCAGGGTTCAGGCTCACCCCAGCAGAGAACATCTGCGCGGGAGGCTGCTCCACCACATGGTCCCCCTCCTAGCGGACGTGGTGGAGCACTCCTCCCACCCAC